TTAAAAATTTACATAGCTACTGAAAGCATCTGTTGCTTCTTTAGTAACTTCATCAGAAACATGAGTGTAAGTATCCATAGTTATTTGTAAAGAAGAATGTCCTAAACGTTCTTGGATTATTTTAGACCTAACATTATCTGATTCGAATAATAATGTTGCGTGTGTATGCCGAAAACCATGACAACCAATAGAATGTAAGTTAGCTTTTTCTGCCAATCTTTTGGAACGTTGGTAAATGTCTTGACTTCGGAACATGGTACCATCAATTTTTGTAAAAATAAGTTGTGTTTTAAACCCACCTTTTTTCATTAAAGCCTCACGCTGTCTAAGTTTCCATCTTTTTAAGATATAAGCAGTCTTGTTATCAAAAGAAATTTTACGAATAGAATTGGGAGTTTTAGGATCGTTTATAGTCAATCCATTTGTACTGATAGCAGTAGTTTTATTTATATTAACTACCTGCTCTTTAATATCAATATCATTCCAATTCAATGCTAAAGCTTCACCAACACGTATACCAGTAAAAGAAAGTAAGCGAAAAATAGCACAGTCTAAGTCAGCATAGTATTTTAGAACTAAACTTTCTTCTTTGGCTTGATTGGCAATGCTATCAGCTGTATTTAAGAAATGTTCCAGTTCGTCTTTTGTATAGAACTTTCTTTTTGTATTCTTTTCTATTTTCTTTAGCGAACTAGGCTTCGTTATTTTCTTAAATGGGTTTGAATCTATTATTTCTAAACCAACAGCATAGTCACAAACACGAGAAGCATAACTCAAAAGTACTTTTCCCATTTCATTCTTTTTATACCATTCATTAACAGATTTTTGCACGATCTTGACTGTTAAACGCTCAAGTCGCATTTTCCCAAATGTGGGTAAAATGTGTTTTTTCATACGTCGTTCAGTAGCTATGAATGTGGATTCCCTAACTGTTTTTTTGTATTCGTCCAACCACATATAATAAACTTCTTCAAAAGTGGTTAAACGAGTATGCTCGTTAGCTAGATTTCCATTATCAAAATCTAATTTTTTTTGATTAAGCTTGAGCTGTGCTTCTTTTTTTGTATTACAGTTTCTGATAGTGACATTAATTTGTTTTCCAGTTAAATAATCTACGCCTAAATAGGCAGTTACTTTCCAGTATTTTTTCCCTTTTTTTGTATATTGGTTAAAAGTTGCCATTGCTTATCCTTTCCACTTGGGCAAGCGAATAGAAGGAATGACAAATTTCTAGCACCTCCTTATTAGATTTTAAAGCCCCTAGCATGAATCGAACACGCTAGAACTCACCAGAGAGGGGGATAATAAAGCATATTTTTTTGTTAAGCAGTGCGCGTTACTTTTTATTCTCTAATTTTCTAATAGCTTTTTCTAAATCATTTATTTTTTTTATTAGCATATCTATTTTTTCATCTTTTTCATCATTGTTATTAGATTCATTATTTTTATTAAAATATTCAGTAATAGTAGAAGTTAACATGCCAACAAACCCAATTCCCACAATCATCAAAATGATTGCAGCAATTCTTCCTAATGGAGTAGTTGGAGAAATATCACCATACCCGACAGTTGTTGTTGTTACCAAAGCCCACCAAAACGCATCAATGTATGGAACGTTTTCTGCATATGAGTAAATCATTGCTGAAATAACAATGAGAACCGAGCTTAAATAAATCACGTTTAAAAATCCGTTAGTATTTAAAAATGATTTAGTGTTTCTTGTTAATTTGCCAACCACACCTATCGCTCTTGTTAGCTTTGCTAGTCTAGCTATTTTAGCTATTCGAAACAACCTAGCGATTCTAAAGAAAGAAAAAATAGCATCAAAAGGAATTATCGCGATCAGATCAAAAATATTTTCTTTAAAAAATTTGATTTTATTTTTTGAAATAAAAAATCTAACAATGTAATCAATTGTAAATGTGATTAAGATAATATTATCAATAACGTTAAATGGTGGATTACTAATATTAATAACATTTGAAAAATCAAGAATAACTAAAGCGATTGAGATTAATGCTAAAACAACAATAGAGTAATTATAGATTTTTTTAGTCATAAACTCACCGTTATATTTTATTTAAATTTAAAAGTATGGATAATGTTTAACTGGTCATCTACGATTACAATGCTGTTACTTTTTTCAATATTTTCTTTACTTGAATGTATTTTTATTTCAGCATCATTAGTTGATGTATTATAACTTTTTACAATTTCTTCTTCCGAATCAGCAAAATAGTGCTTACCTTCGCCTAGTTTAAATTCTTTGTTAAATCCAGATGGTGTTTCTTTATAGTCTATTTTGAATTTAACATTTAAAGTTTCACCGTTTTTTTCAACATTAGAAATAGTAATTTCTTTGCCGTCAATTTTAGCAGAATTATTTTCTATAGATATAGAATTATCTGTGCAACCAGATAAAATAAAATTGAAAGATACGATAGTTAGTAAGCTAATTAAATACATTTTTTTCATTCTATTTATTCCTCGCTTTGTACAAATTTTACTTCAAATAAATTTCTTGTCCCATTTTTAAGTTGTAATGAGCTATAACATTTGAGTAATTGTATTGTCCTTCATATTTTTCGATTAAGCTTCTAAACATATATTGTTCTGCTTCAGCTTCCATCTTAGAACGAAAAACAGGAATTTTATACAATGCCATTATATCCACATGGTCTTTTACATGCTTTAACTCGTGATATATTGCTTCTTCTTGTTCTGATGGTGTTAAATTTTGATTTACAAATATGATACCGTAAGTAGGGTCGAAACATGCGCGTTTGTTTAAAGTAGTAAAAACTAACTCCACATTATATTCTTCTACCAACTCTTTGATACTTTTCATATAAGCACAACCTTTGACTTATTTCCCGAATCTACCCTTTAAATATGCACGGATAACTTCTCTGTCATGATCATCAAGCGGTTCACCGTCAAAACTCATGACGTTATCCAGTACATCATCTAAATCATCAGAATTTTTTTCATCAGTTGCTTTAGTATTATCAGTTCTTCCCAATAGATAATCTACCGATACATTGAAGTAGTCCGCAACTTTTTGTAGGCCTTCTGAGTTTGGAGAAACTTTTTTCCACTTGCTAAAATATCCATTTGAGTAACCTAGAGTAATTTCTAATTGTCGAATAGACATTTTCTTCCTTTTTGTCAACTCTTTTATTATTTCATAAGTATTCATTGATTTGACAACCTTTCTGAATGCTTACAAAAAAAGTTTAGAAAAAAACTCTATTTAGTGTTGACAAAATAGAGTTAAAGCTCTATACTTTATCTCGTAAACAAGTTAATCAACTAAAAAGACAACAAAAAAACAATATTGATAAATAAACGCTAACCGCCAAGAAAGCTATAAATCAATGTTTTTAATGTCTTATTTAATTACGGTTTGATTATAGAATAAAACTCTATTTGTGTCAACTGAATTTAGAAAATAGTTGATTAATTTGTTTACTAATTTAGAGAAAGGAGAAAAAACATGGCAAATATTCAAGAAACACGTCAAAAAATCTTGAATCACTTTGAGAAAAATCAATGGGAGATTCCTGATGTAGCAAGTGCTTTAGGAATTACAGAACAATATCTACGAAAAATCCTAAACAATCCAGAAAAACATCTGAAACAAATGACCGATATTATTGCTTATTACAAAATCAGATAGGAGGTGTAAAAAATGGAAGTGATTTTAACTCCAGAAAATGAAGCTTCTCTAAGAGATTTTGTACACGGAATTATTGTTGATGAAATTGAAAAAGCACGAAGAGATACCGCGGTTGATAAGCGAGTCTTAAATCAAACAGAGATTGCAAAATATTTCAATGTATCCACAACAACAATAAGGGAATGGGAGAAGCTAGGTCTTCCGCATGGATCAGTAAGTAAACAAGGGAAGTTCTACGACAAAGAAGAGTGTCGCAGATGGCTTCTATCACAAAAAAGATAAATCTTGGGCAAGCGAAATTTAGGGAGGAAATAATATGAAAAAAATATATCACTTAAGACGTATAGCGGCATTGCTAATCGTTTTTGGCTTGGGGCTTTTAGTAGGTGGCAATATTGGTCCATTAATCCAAAACATATATATAGCAGCTTTTATCATTTGGTTGCTCTACTACGATTTAGCGTTGGAAGATCGAGAAGTAAAAAAACAAAAATAAAGACCCACTTCGACGGCCATCAAAGTAGGTCAATTACAAATATCAAATTCAAGGAGAGTGTACCACATGAATAAAGAAATTGAAAGAATGATTATTGAACTTGAAAAAGAATGTAAGGCACAGAATGTTGAACTTCTTCTATGTGCTACAAATTTTGAAACAGGCCAAGGAAGTACTGCGTTTTGTGGTTCAGTTATCGGGTTAGCTATACTCTTGCAAAAACTTGTAGGTGATCTAAAAGAGCAATTAAGTATAAGCGAATCTTGTGATTGTCCAGAATGCGTAGCAGAAAGAGCCGAAGATGCTGCAAATGAAAAATCTATGGATGAATTACTAACTGCATTTTTACGAGGTGAACTGCAATGATTGAAGTAAGAGGTTTAAGTGATGATGTTTACGAATTAATGTTAGCGAATGCTCAAAATAGAATTGTTCAATCAATTCGAACTGCAGCATCAAATGGTAATACAAGTTGCGTGGTGAATAGTAAAGGTCTTACATCAACGTTTTTATCTCAATTAGAAACAGAAGGATTTGATCACGTTGAACTTGAAGAAAACAAAACGAAAATATTCTGGGAGTGGTGAAAATGCCTGAATTTGATTCATTAGGAGCTAGACAAGAGATGCCAGAAGAAAAAGAAGTATTAGAGCCAACATGGGAATATGACGAAGAAGAGGAGAAACAAATATGAATAGAAAGCAATTGATAATGAGAATGAGTTTAATGGATCAACGTGAAATTTTAGGTTTTGATTTAGATATTGAGGAAACAGCCTTGTACGATGAGTTAAAAAAGGTAATAAAAAAACATGGTCTTAGTTATGAACAAATAAATAGGGTCATCACTGTAATTGATGACCGCTATTTTGAAAATGCGGTTACTAAAAACCGTACTTTTTCTCAATGAGTTTTTCGAGTTCATCCTTAGATTTTTTAATGGGATATTTTTCAGCAGTTTCTTTAGATGCACCCAAAATAAAGAATGATGACGCAAAACCTTGTACCGTCGAAGAACCATCAATAGATTCTTGAACAATTGATAATATTTTCCAACCATGATCAAGCAAAAGATTTACAAGCTCTGTTTCACTAGTATCAATTTTTTCAACTCTATCAACATCATAATTCAGCAACATAATCACCTCACTTTTACGAATAGTATAACAAAGAATAGGAGCAAAAATATATGAGTAACGATTTAGATGTAAAAGCAGATCAAATTATAGTAGCAGTGATTGAACCGTTTTTACCTGCTTTGTATGAATTTCAAGAAAGTACAAAAGATATGATTAAAAAAAATGCAAGAACTTATAAAGAAGCAATGGATTTACAAAGAACGATAGATTCTAAAGTCGACAGCATTTTGTTAGATGTCTTTGGTAATGAGGACATCATGAGAAAGGATAATGCGTTTAGATTACTAAGTGCGACTTTATTATGGACGTACAAAGAAATAGAAAAAGAAGCTATGAATCAAGAAATCAATCCATAGCAAAGTTTGTTGTAAATTTTAGATGTATGCACAATGCTCACTTAAAAATATTATACCAAGAAAGGAACATAAATATGAGTAACGATTTAACACAAATGACACAACGCTCTTTAGATGAACAAGTCATCGGAAATTTAAATAGATTGCAAGAGCAAGGGTTAGAAATGCCACCAGGCTATAGCCCGCAGAATGCTTTGAAAAGTGCTTTCTTTGAATTAACTAACAATTCAGGAGGGAACCTTCTTCAGTTGGCAGCTAACAATCCAGAAACTAAAACATCTATTTCTAACGCCTTGCTTGATATGGTTATCCAAGGATTATCACCTGCGAAGAAACAATGCTATTTCATTAAATATGGAAATAAAGTCCAGCTTATGCGCTCATATTTTGGAACCATGGCTGTATTAGATCGAGTAACAGGAGGGGCAGAAATCACGCCTGTTGTAGTCAGAGAAGGTGATGTATTTGAAATTGCTATGGACGGACCAGACTTAGTTGTTGCTAAACATGAAACATCCTTCGAAAACCTAGACAACGACATCAAGGCTGCCTATGTGGTTATTAAATTAGCGAATGGTAAAGAAGTAACAACGGTCATGACAAAGAAACAAATTGATAAATCATGGAGCAAAGCAAAAACAAAAAATGTTCAGAATGATTTCCCAGAAGAAATGGCAAAAAGAACGGTCATCAATCGAGCTGCTAAATATTTAATCAATACTAGTAACGATAATGATTTATTTGTGCAAGCTGCTAAAGACACACTCGAAAATGAATTTGAACGAAAAGATGTGACACCAGAGCGAAAAGAACAAACAGCGGTACTCGAAGAAAAAATATTTACCAACAATAAAAAAGTTATTGAGCAAGAAAACGACATTGAACAAGCCAAACCAATTGAAAAAGAAGATTTAACGAAAGTGGCTGAACAAATTTTAGAAGAGCCAGTTCAGGAAACTTTAGATGTGATGGCTGGTTATGAAACCAATCAGAAAGAGAGTGAAGCTGATGTCTCAACGATTGAAGAAGACAATTATCCTTTCTGATGAAAATTATTATTCACAAGAAGCGGACCTAGCTTATATGTCTGTCTCTCAATATAAAAAATTTCTTGAATGTGAAGCTGCAGCTCTTGCCAAGTTAAAAGGTGAATGGACACCAGAGAGTGACCCGAAAGCATTGCTAGTTGGTAATTATGTTCATTCTTACTTTGAATCACCAGAAATTCATGAAGCATTTAAAGAAGAAAACAAAAGTAAGATGTTTTCTTCAAGAAAACCGTTTGGCCTACTGAAAGATTTCCAAATTGCGGAGCAGATGATTGAAAGATTAAAAAAAGAAGAAGCCTTTTTAAATATTTATCAAGGCAAAAAAGAAGTAATCGTCACAGGTGAAATCGGCGGTGCAATGTGAAAAGGGAAAATTGATTGTTTAAATTTAGAAGAAAAGTACTTTGTAGACATCAAGACAACCAAAGATATACACGAGAAAAAGTGGGATGAACGTCTAAACAGAAAAGCAAACTTTATTGAACGCTTCGGTTACGTGTTGCAAATGGCTGTTTATTGCGAACTGCTTCGGCAACAATATGACAAAAATTTTCTTCCTCTCATTGCAGCCGTTTCGAAACAAACACCTAGTGAAGCAAAACTAATCACTCTTAGCGAAGAAAAAATGATTTACGAATTAGAAGAATTAAAAGAAAACATCGAGCATGTTGTGCGAGTGAAAAACGGCGAAGAAGAATCAGTTAGTTGTGGGATTTGTGAATATTGTAGAGGACACAACAAAATTACAAATTTTACCAGTATGGACGATTTATAGGAGGTGCATAACGAATGAATACTGGATATATAAAATTGTATCGGAAAGTGACCAATTCATTCGTTTGGACCAACGCTAATATGTTTAAACTTTGGTCTTTATGTTTAATGAAGGCGAGCCATAAAGAAAGTAGATTTATTTTTAATGGTCAAGAAATAGCCGTGTCCAGCGGTCAATTCGTTACAGGGCGCGCCGTTATTGAGAAAGAGTTCAATGAAGGTGTTCCGCGTGACCAACAGATTGTCGGGCGTACGTTATGGAGATGGTTAAAAAAATTTGAAAACGAGCAAATGTTGTCCATCTCATCAACTCCGAAATACAGCGTTATAACAATAAATAATTGGGATGACTATCAAGTCAATGACCAACAAGTGTCCAACAACCGTCCAACAAGTGTCCAACAGTTGTCCACATACAAGAATGAAAAGAATGATAAGAATGAAAAGAATATTAATAACAACAATAAAGGGTCGTCCATTCGTTCAATTTGGGAAAACAACGGATTTGGATTGATGTCGTCTAAAACTATGACCGATTTTGATTATTGGATTTCTGATTTTGAAAAAATCGGAGCTAGTCAAAAAGATGCTGAACAATTAATTGTTAAAGCTATTGAAATTGCTATTGATGCAAACGCAAGAAACTATAACTATATCAATGCCATATTGAAAGATTGGGAACAAAGAGGGTTCAAATCTGTTGATGAACGAGAAGCGGCAAGGAAGCAAAAGAAAACAACCAAGCAACAGAAATCAAATACAGGTCATTCGGATTACGATGATCTTGGATTTTAGGAAGTGAAAGAATGCAGTCAGCATCAGATGGATTTTCGAAAATGATTAAAACGTTGCTTTATATCACACCTGATCCATGTCCTGAATGTGGAGGAAATCTTTATGCTTGGCGTGCAAAAAACAAAGATGGGTCCGATAGATGTCCGCCAACTTGCATGGAATGTGGCTATAAAGCACGCAAAAAAGCAGAAGACCTTGAAACAGAGAAAATGTTTAACGATAGTTTGAAAGCCAGAGCGATTAATTACCTGAAATATAGCTCGCTTTATACCGACAAAAATTTAATTAATTGTCGTTTTAAAACTTACAAAACAGTAGACACAGAAACTAAGCTTGCTTTTGAAATTGCCAATCGAGCCACGACTGAAATTCTTTTGAATAAACCAATTCATATGATTCTTTCAGGCAAAAGCGGTGTTGGTAAAAGTCATTTAGCTATGTCAACGGCATGGGAAGTGTTGGAGAAATCAAACTATGATAAACGCTGCCTGTTCATTAGCTATGCGGAACTCTTAGAACAGCTAAAATTTGCGATGAAAGATGAACAAGCCAGAAAGACAATAACAGGAACCTTAATGGCAGAGATAAAAAGCGCTGATTTAGTTGTTTTGGACGACTTAGGGGCCGAATTAGGCGTTAAAGGTAATGACAGTACCAACTTTAATAACGACACCTTAAATCGCATTGTAGAAGCTCGGCAGAATAAAGCAACTGTTTTTACTACGAACTTAACAGGTAAAGAAATGAGCCAAGCTTATGGGGAGAGAATCCTTTCTCGCATCATGAGTAATTCACAAGGTTTTGTGATGAAAATTGAAGGGACATCAGACAAACGAGTAGCAGGCATCTGAAATGTTATTTTTAGCGAATATATTCAGCGTAGAACAGTTTTACAATCAAGCGAATATAAATAGATGTAAAGAAAGAAAAAAGGCTTAAAACGCATTTTAAAGCCTTAAAAACAAATCGATAGAAAGGGGAATCATTCAATGCCGTATGTAGTAAAAATTTCAGCCTATCTTGGTAAAGATGGTTGGCCAGTAGCTAATTTAAAAGATGCTGTGCTATTTGAGCAAAAAGAGACAGCAGCTATTGCAACAATCGTATCTGGCGGAACTGTTTCAGAAGTAAAGGAAGCCATCATAATGCCAGAAAAACCGAATAGGTATACAGCAAAATCTACCAAAGTAGATTTAAAAAAGGAACCAATTGAAAAAGCAACAAAAGATAACCAAGCTTGGATGAAAGGGGCTAAATGAGAATGAAGTGTGTTAGATGTCAAGATCAGCGTGTTATTTGGGGAAAAGACAGATTTAATTATGCAACACCTATTCCTTGTCCTGAATGCAACAAAGATGGAAAAGCAGTTCGAGCGGAAACTGCTACCAAAGAAAGGGAGTTAAAACAATGCAATCCCCAACAGCCCTGAATAAACGAGGAAACAAAGTCACGATTGATGGTTACACATTTGATAGCCAGAAGGAAGCTAACTTTTATACAAAGTTTGTCAAAAATTGTGGGTTACCTTTTGAAGTTCATCCGCGTTTTAAACTAACCGAACTTACACCAACTGCGGATGGTATAGGTAAAATTTCGGCGATAGCTTACTCACCTGATTTCATCATAAAAAACTTAGATGGGAGTTGGAGACATGTCATTGATATTAAAAACTCTTTTGGCGTGTATGGTATTGACCAATCCGTTAAGCTTCGTTTTCGTCTATTTGCCCTTAGATATGGTCATCCAGTTGAAGCGATTGTTGTTCGTGCTAGAGATTTTAAAGTGATCACACAAGGTGTAACTAAGCCTTTAAACGAAAAAAGACCATTCATAACCGATAATTTCGATTACGAATGGAAAGATGCAACTAATTATTAAACGAAAGTAGGAAAATAAAATGACAAAACAAGTAAATTTCAGACCAGAAGTGAAAAAAGTGACATCTAAATCAAACGGAAATATCGAAGTGCTATTAGTGGTTAGCAACGCTTCATTAAAAGGAAAATATGAAAGTTTAAACGAATTTTTAGGCAAAACAGTATCAACGACCATTGAGCCAGAAACAGTAGAATACAAGGTACCAGTAAACAAGCAGACCAATAAGCCGAATGTCGAATATGTTGTAAATAACGACGGGACAGTTGAAGTCCTAAAAGAAGAACAAACTTCTTTAGAAATGGGCGATGATGTGCAAGAAGTCGAAGAAGTTGCTGTGCAAGTATCGAAAGAAACCATTGACGAATTCATCAAGAAAGCAACGACTATCGAATGGCCAGAATCAGTAACAATCAACGTTCGTGGCGTATTGCATCGAATCGATGAAGGGGAAGCGCTAGAAGAAATTGCGGCTGATCATGAAGTTTCAGTTGATAATCTAATCAATCAAGTAGAAATCGCACGCCAACATTTTGCACCGTTTGCAGATTCTTGGAGCAAAAATAAAGAGAACATCATTTTCCCTGAAAAGACAGTTGAAGATGATGAAGAAGAAATCGAAGAATAATCTCGTAGAAAGTGAGTGAAGAAGATGATTCCAAAGTTTAGAGCGTGGGATAAACGTAGTAAAGAGATGTGGAAGGTATCAACTTTACACATTGAAGATGAATATGTAGATCTATTCAAAAAAAATATATATGAAAATCCACTTAATGATCCGTCGGCTAAATTTAGAGATGTGATCCTCATGCAATCAACAGGCTTGAAAGACAAGAACGGCGTTGAAATTTTTGAGGGTGATATTTTGAAAATAATAGAAGTAACAAATGAAGGTATTTCAGAATACATTACTGATGTTATTTGGGAAGACTGTTCATTCGTGTTTAAAAGTGATGGTGTAGATTACTATGACTCTTTTTTAGGGTCATTTTCAGGAGATCCAAATAAGACATACCCACTTTTTGAACTATTAGTCATCGGAAATGTATGGGATAACCCAGAATTATTGGAGGGAACAGAATGAGTGAATTAACCAAACTACAAAAAATCAGTGCTCTATCAAAGGACTTAATGAATAAGAAAAAGAACGACACCGATCGATTTGTTCATTTAAGCCATATTCACGAATTGGCAGAGGAGTTACAGCCACAGCTCAATCCAAATCAGCAGATTGTGCTGATTTGGTTGAAAGAATCATGCAAATTAAACGGATTACGTGAAGTTATCGAAATTATGGGGTTTTTATCAACTACTGGTGGAAAAATGAAGTATAAGCAAGTAGCTTATGCATATGGTGATTTAAATGATGATGAATTGAAGCAAGTCTTACAAGCTTTTAGCCAGTGGTCTATTGAACAGGAGGAAAATAATGGTTAAATTATCTATGATGGGCTCATCGAAATACGAATTTGATGGTGATTTAGATTCTGATATTCAAGATAGAATTGAAAAAAACAAGGAAATACAGCAAGAATTTTATGTGGATGTTCTTACTATTTTTAAAAAATACGGAAGAGAAAAGGCAGAAAAACTATTAACGGATTTTGTTGTCTCTTTAAAAAAAGGTGAACTAGAAATTGTGAATGATCAAGTTTCTAAAGTTGATAAGGGACAAATTATTTGGTAGCAAATAGGAGGAAGCGAAATGAACCAAAGACAGAAAAAGAAAAGAATGACAAAAGCCTTAAAAATTTTAAATCAAGCAGAGGTCGTTGAGTGCGACTATGACTCTGGTGGTATTTTATATATTGCAATCGAAAACAGTATTGAAAATATAAACATTCTAAAAAAAGCATGTGGTCTGTTGAATATTAATAAAAAACAATTTTTAAAAGATTGCAATGAACGAGAAATGACTGCTGAAAATTTAGATTTAGCGAGAGGATTGTACCACTTTATACGCAAAGAGCCAAAAAAATTCACCACTTTTCATAGTTATGGGAATGGATTTTCTTTGATTCGTTTTTGAATGAAGGAGGACAGCGATGAATAACCAAAAATTGATTGATGAATTGATATACGAACTAGAAAACGTAAGCAGTAAATCTATAAATAAGGATTTTGAGGATGGGTATAACGGCGGAATAAGACATGCTTTAGAGCTAGTTAAAGAGAAGAAACTAGATGAACCGAAAAAAGTCGTGGTACCGAAGTTTGTTGCGTATTTTATAGAAGACGGCAACAATTACGATAAAATAGCGTTCTTAGCACATCAGAAGTATTTAGGTATCAACTCGCTCATGAGAGAATGCCCTGTTAAAGACTGGCTTATGTCTGTGGACTATGAAACTGTATTAAGTTTAGTCAACGGCTATGAAGTCGAGAAAGAGCAATTGTATTATGTGAAGTTGCCAGAAATTGGGTATATGCGTTTCGGTAAAAAGTATTTCTATTCAACTGATAAAGAAGATGCAAAACGATATACAGAAAACCAAATCAAAGCAATTGATGAGCGTTACTGGCCGTTTGCTGTGAAAGTTGATGGTGAATAGATGAAACGCAACTGGAAAAGAGCAATAAATAAATTTAGTGGCATTGCAATAATGATACTTGTAGCAAAAGCAACCGTGAGCCATTTCGTGTATGGAAATGACATAACAAGCAGTGACCTTGTTTATTTCCTTTCATGCTCGTTTATTTTGGGATTAGGGCTATATTTGGGAGGTTCTAGTGTATGAGTTATCCAGAAGTTTATATCTTAGGAAGGCAAGTTGATGGAGTGTACGTTGAGTATTCAGAGCCATATCTTTCAATAATAGAAGCTGAACTTGATAAGCATCACTATGAAATGGGCCAATCAATGTCACAAGATGCTGGTTCTTGGAAAATTTTAAAGTATGGCAGACCGATAACGGTCGAATTAAACAATAAAAAAGCCAACCGACCACTGGTTGACTAAGAAGAATATTTTACCAGAAAAGTGGTAGCTTGTGATATGTGAGGTTACTTTGCCCCAAACATTGGTCACAATAAAAATATTTTATCATGAGTAAAGAAAGCTGCCAATAAAAAAAGCCGGATTCCTCCGACCGTGGGTAATATTCTCGACACGAATATTATACCATAAACGGGGGAATCAAAGGATGGTACTTTTTGACGTAAAGAAATATGAAACACCAGATGCAAAGGACGTAGATATGGAGCAAACTAAACATAACGTCAGTGTGTTCCTGTCTGCCTATCTTGCTGCTAGATGTCGTGTTGGCCAGCCAAGGGAGCCAAAAGTAACAGCTTCATTCTCTTTGGTTCCACCATCAACGGCTAATAACACTTTTGAAGCCGAGCAGATGTTAATCCAGAAAGAAGAAGCACAAGAAGAGTTTGATTACCTTCATAAGCTTTTTGTTAGAGGCTATTCTGCAATTCAGCATCCGCACAAACCAGATGTTACCGAGCGAAGAAAAAGAATTTTCTATGACCGTTATATCAACGGCAATCCAATCTATCTAGCAGCGCAACGAAACTGTATTAGTGAAGAATCAGTAAAACAAGAATCTAATATGATCATTGTTCAATTTGCTTCGGCACTGGAACTGGTTGCTTTTAAGTAGCCATTTATTACACTTTTTATACCTCTTTTATACACTTTATCTACACTTCATATACCTTTGAAACGGGTTATTATGATAGTGTCAAAAAAATAAGAAATGCGACACACTTACACAAATACATTAACGGAACGATTGCCTACTTATTTTTTTGATTTGAGATTACAAGGAAGTAAAAAAATTCTACTTTCTTCGTTTAGTCACTTGTGATCTCATTTAGATTCTCTCGCAAACTGCAAATTATAAAACTAAAGAAGTGAGGTGGATTTCCTCTCTCTTTTTTCTACAGGTTTGCGAGAGTTAATGGAGCATAGCTTAATCGGTAGAGCAGCGGTCTCCAAAACCGTTAGTATAGGTTCGAGTCCTATTGTTCCAGTAAGTGGCATAAGCTACTTAAATAAAAGAATCGTCAATGAATGTTCGGACAAACAAATTGGCGCTACTACCTTTCACGAGGGCTGCATTTCTATGCAGTCCTTTTTACATAATCTTATAAGGAGGTTGTTACATCTATGAGTAAAAAAGAACAGATTAAAAAGCAACAAGCACAGTTCTTAGAAATCATGAAGAAGGTTCGTGAAGAGAAAGATATAGATGCGCTTGCAGAACTGTTTATTGAAATCATTTCGGTATATGGGCTGAAGATGGATGAGACATCAGCATTACTTTATTACGTTCAGAAAGAAACACTTGAAGCAGATCACAATGCACAGTTCTTAAAAGAACGATTGAAACTTGATGTTACGTCGCTAGGTATTGAAGGTGTGCTGCAAGTGCAACGTGCTTTGGTTAATACTTATCTTTCTAATATTGCCAACAATGATTGATGTATCATCCAAACAAGCACGAGCAAAGTTCTATGGCTCATCAGAGTGGAGAAGATTAAGACAGCAGTGTTTAGAGCGTGACCATTACGAGTGTCAATGGTGTAAGGAACAAGGCAAGCTAACAACTCAATATGATTCAATACTTGAAGTGGATCATATTAAAGAGTTGGAGTATTATCCACAGCATGCCTTAGATATTGATAACCTACGCACACTGTGCAAGGATTGTCACAACAAACGGCACGACAGATTTAACTATAGAGAATCGAAAAGAAAAAAGAAATGGGATGATGAATGGTGGTAAAGAAATGTTTGAAAGATTATGTGGAAGATGGAAGATACACGATTGTTGTTGCTCCTAGTATGAAGTCATTAATGATTAAAATTAAGGAACTATATCCTACGGCAGTAGTAACGACTTCTGATGCTGATGGGATCGGAGGTAAGAAACTCCTGGTTGATAAATGGGCGGCTGATGGGCTAGGTCTCAAAGCAGCATTACCAAAGTACAGAACCCAAGATGTTGTATACGAAAACTTCACAAAGCAATTTGTTGAAGGCGGTAATGTAACTGTTAACTTTTCTTCGAAGTTACATGAGGGATGGGAGAAGGCATTTAATCAAATTAAACAAACTACTAGTGAAAGTTTAAGGAGTTCTTTTATTGGATATGTAGCAGGTATTCATGCTCATCCTTACAAAGAACAAGGTGATGAAGACTACATGGATTATGGCAAGCAGTTTTTCGAAGGTAATGTTTGGAAACAAAAGCGACAGGATATCTTGGATTCGAATAAACCATTAACCAAAGAAGATGTAAGCTTCTATTTAAACGGGAAAGTTCCTAAACTTTACATCAAAGGCCAAGAGGTTGGGGTTGCATCTATGACTGCACATTATGTTACTGATAGTGATATGCCAGGAACAAATGTAATCACATTTGTTTATATGACAAAAGATGATCCTAGAAACAAAGTCTTGTCGATCGATCTTAATAACGGAAGGGTGTTTAATCAATGAGTACTGATGAAAGAACATTTATAAAAGAAGGATCAGCAATTCGAAATCTAAATGAATCCAGCCACGATGCCAGCGCTTGGATTCAAGATACAATTGATAAGTTGAATTCATTTAAGCAACGAGTTGATGATGGTCATGTGATCATAATGGGTGGGGACTACAATGAAACTCATCCAGCACCAGACAGAGAACAGGTAACGTACGATTACATCTCATTGTCGATCGACTTCGTGGAAACCAAATCCCAAAACAGAACTGAATAATAAATGAAAGTGGGGACTAACATACCCCCAGTCGAATTATTTTGGGGTCAAATCCCAATCTAGGGAACCGGTGGATGGGGTCAACTGTCCAAATATAAGAGATAATTTTTTTATTAGGGGGGTGTAGGACATTAGGATAGCAGATTTGAAAAAACAATTATTAAAACAAATTGATGAAAATGATCAGATTGAACTTGAAAAAGTTGAAAGATATATTGATTTAGTAAAGCTTTATCGGAAAATGAATAGTTCAATAACTAAATTCGGAGCAATAGTTGAGGTGGAAAATGGTACGCAAAAATTTGTAAAACCTAATCCTGCAATCGCTGAAAAAGTGAAAATATCTCGTGCATTAATAACGCTTGGTAAAGATTTAAATTTGGATCCACTGGATCAAACGATTACCGCTCCAGATGATGATTATGATGAGAGTGATTTAACATGATACATCAAAAACACGTTGATTTTTATATTAATCAATTCAAAACTGGTCAGATTAAATTCAATCAGGAGCGGAAGGATTTAATTGAATATTTAGAGCGTGATGTACTCAGTCGTGACGATGTTTATTTTGATGATGAGATGATTGATAAATGTATCGCCTATGGAGAGAAATGGTTTTTTCCAATGCAGCCATTCCAAAAATTTTTAATTGCGTTTGTCTTTTTCTTTTTCAAGAAAAATGACCGTCGGGTGTATAGAAAGTTTCTTTGGATGTTTGGACGTGGGGGTGGCAAGAATGGTTTGCTATCTGTGGTTCTAAACTTTTTACAAACCGAGGTACATGGAATAATGGATTACAACATATCGATTGTTGCAAACTCAGAGGAGCAAGCTAAGACGTCATTTGAAGAAATTTACAATACAATCAAACGAAATAAAACGTTGCAGAAAGCTTTTGAATATGGAAAATCAGTTATCACAAGCAAGAAAACTGGCAGCAAACTTAAGTATCGAACGAGCAACGGAGAAACAAAAGATGGTTTGCGAGATGGCGCAGTAGCATTCGATGAAATTCATCGGTACGAATCGAATAAAGATGTAAAGGTCCATATTAGTGGTTTGGGCAAAAAACCAAATTCAAGGGAGTTTTATTCTGGAACTGACGGATATGTTCGAGAAGGGTTCTTGGATAGTATGAAAGAAAAAGCGAAAAGAGTGTTGAATGGTTCAGTCCGTTTCAATGCTCTTTTTCCATTCATTTGTAAACTTGATTCAGAAGATCAAGTGAATAATCCTGAAAACTGGGAACTTGCGAACCCGATGTTTCATAAACCGTTATCTAATTATGCTGAAGAACTGTATGAAACGATCATGGAAGAATATGAGGACTTAGAAGACGATCCAAGTAACAGGGAAGAATTCATGACTAAACGTATGAATTTACCTGTCACAGACTTAGAAAGATCGGTGGCTAGTCGTGAAGAAATTCTAGCGACCAACAGACCATTCCCAACTAACCTAATTGGAAAACAAGCCATTGGCGGTTTAGACTATGCCAGTCTGCGTGATTTCGCCGCCTGTGGACTTTTGTTTCGTGATGGGGATGATTATGTATTCAAGACCCATTCGTTCGTTAGAAAGCAATTTGTGGACATTTACTATGGATATTCTCGTAAGGCTTCTGAAACCACAAAAGAAAAATTTGCGCCGATACGTGAATGGGAAGAAAAAGGATTACTAACGGTCATAGATGGCCCCACAATTGATCCTAAAACAGTCGTTGGTTGGTTTGTTGAACAACGGGAAAAATATGGCATAACAAAAGTAGTAGCTGATAATTTTCGTATGGATCTTTTGCGCCCTTTGTTTTTGAAAGAAGGCTTCGAAATCGAAGTAATCAGGAATCCAACAGCTGCTGATAATTTGCTAGCACCTAGAATTGAAGATGCTTTTGCTAACAATCACATTATTTTTGGCGATAATCCGCTCATGCGTTGGTATACAAACAATGTACTTGTTAAGACCAATGGCGATGGTAATAAATCATATAAGAAGAAAGAAGAGGTAAGGCGTAAGACAGACGGATTCAAGGCTTTTGAATATTGTTTATGGCGTGTTGATGAAATCGTAAATTACAACTATGAAGATGCCTTTGACATATTGGATGAAATTGAGTTTTAGAAAAGAGCTAGGTGCTAGCCTAGCTCTAGTAAATTACTTTTTAGTCCATTTATTACCGGGCTTTTGAGTTGGGGGTAATCTATCACCAGAATCGATTTTAACTTCTCTTGGTTTTGATACTTCGCCACCTCTAGGACCGACTTCTTTATAAGTACCTGGTCTTTGGTTGTCTGTGCCAGGCGGTATTAATTTGTCTGCCATAGTGAGTATCCTCCTTGCTTTATTTCAGTTTATTACAACTGATAACTTTATTATATCACCTATGGTAATGCTTACAAATTAAATCTTAGAAAGGAAGTAATTATTATGTATAAACCGCAATATCTAAACATTGTTAGAACAACAAAATCAGCTTATGGCAACAATATTGCTTATTTCAAAAAGACATTTGTTGCTCATAACGGCTATAAGTGGGATGTACCAACGAAAAAAGAAAATAAATCAGGTCGTCATTTTTTAGGAAAAATAAAATAACGTGTAACTACAACAGAAAGGGGGTGAATGAGTGAGTTTATTCGATGTCTTCAAACTATCAGTAAAAAATGAAGAACCGTCCGACTGGCTTCCAGATTTTGTTGCAGGGGATGAATTAGCTACACGGTCATATTTAAAAATAATGGCTAAAAATACCGTTATAGATTTTGTTTCAAGGACTATGTCCACATTAGAAATAAAATTCAAAAGTACGGGAATGGAAGATTGGGACTATATATTAAACGTTCGGCCTAACTCGGATATGTCTGCTACCACATTTTGGCAAACCTTCTTCTTTCGCTTGTTAGATGAAAATGAAGTGTTGGTTATTTTAAAAGATGACCAACTTTTAATAGCTGATGACTATACAAGAGAACAAAAAACAATCACAGATGATTGCTTTACCAACGTTTACGTTAAAGATAAAGTGTTTACAGAAAAATTTTACATGTCAGATGTTATTTATTTAAAGTACAACAGTAAAGAGCTTGATTCATTTACTAAGGGTTTATTTAATGACTATTCGGAATTGTTCGGACGAATACTAGAAATCTCCATGCGAAATAATCAGATTCGTGGTTCTGTTTCAATTGAAGCCACTGGATCAATGAATGAAGAAAAAGGAAAAGATGGCAAAACACGTTCGGAAAGATTACAAGAGTATGTAAATAAAATTTATCACGCTTTTAGCACTAAAGCAGTTGCTATAGTACCAAAAGTTAAAGGATTTGATTATGAAGAATATACGAACAAACAAGGTTCTTCTAATCAGTCTCTTGAGGAATTAAATAAAATGAAATCATCGTTAATTGATGATGTAGCCAACGCCATAGGGGTACCTACGGCGCTTATTTATGGTGAAAAATCAGAACTTGATTCCAATATCAAAGCTTTTAGAAAACTATGTATTATTCCTTTAATGAAAAAGCTGCAAGATGAATTAACTGCAAAAGTTCTTACACGCCAAGAGTATAAAAATGGCGAACGAATTAAAGTAACTAAAGTTTTACCTGTAAGTATTCTAGAAAATGCAACTCAAATTGACAAAATCGTCTCTAGTGGAACATTCCTAAGAGATGAAGTGAGGGAAGAAACTGATTATGATTCGTTGCCAGATGGAGAAGGTAAGAAACTAATTATGACTAAAAACTATGCACACGTGAAAGGGGGTGAGGAAGAGAATGACAAAGACTAGAAACGTACCGTTTCAGTTTTCTAACGAGTTAGTTGAAGGTAAAAGGGTTTTAACTCTTTCTGGAAATATCAGAAAAAAATATTGGTCCGATGATGATGTTATTGATGCGAAGAGCATCAGGGAAACTTTAGATGGAGTGACAGACGATATTACCATTAAATTAAATAGCCCAGGCGGAGATGTATTTGAAGGTGTTGAAATTTACAATTATTTAAAAGATCACCCCTCAAAAGTAACGGTAGAAGTTACCGGTGTAGCAGCTTCAGCAGCAACATTCATTCTGTCGGCAGCTGATGAAGCAATCATGAATGTAGGGACTTCAGTTATGATTCATGAGGCTTCAACTTTTACATGGGGAAATAAACAAGACATTCAAAAGACTTTGAATGCTTTGGAAACTATCGATGATTCTATTCTTTCAATTTATTCACAAAAAACAGGTCAAACAACAGATCAATTAGAAACATGGATGAGGGAAGAAAAATGGTTCACAGCTGAAGAAGCTGTAGAATATGGTTTTGCAACAGAAGTTAAGAAAAACACCGAAAAAAATTCAACTGATTCAAAGGAAAATATAGCTGAAATGGTGAAAAATGCTGTTGCGGAAGCTATGTCTTTAAACCAACAAGCTGTGACGAATGAAGCAAAACAAGAATCAAAACCAAAACAAAAATCTTTAATAAATAGATTAACTAAAGGAGCATGATTATGACATTAACATTAAAAAACAAAACAGATGAAGCGAAGAAACAATTTAATGCAGTATCAACAAATGAAGAGGCGACACCAGAACAGGTAAATGCTGCTTTAGAAGCATATGTTACTGCTGTTGCAGAAGATGCAGGAAAGCAAGTACGAGCTGAATATGAAGAGCTGAAAAATGTAACAGATAACCGTGTGCTTGAAGCTCGTGGCATTCACACTTTAACTAATGAAGAAACAAAATTTTATAACGAAGTTGAAAAAGCGGGTGGATTTAATGAAGATTTAGTCTGGCCAGAAACAATTTTAGAACGTGTTTTTGAAGGTTTACAAGAAGAACGTCCATTGTTAAAAATTATTAATTTTACCCCTTCAGTAGGTAAAACTAAAATTACACGTTCTCGTCGTAAAGGTGTAGCGGTATGGGGGCCACTTCATAAAGATATTGAAGGGAAATTAGATGCACAATTTGGTGCAACAGAATTTAATCAATTGGCTTTAACAGCGTTTTTCTTAATTTCAAATGACACTTTAGAATTAGGTCCACGCTGGGTTGACCGATACGTTCGTTTATGTTTATCTGAAGCAATCGCAGAAGCATGGGAAAAAGCAATTATCAATGGGTCTGGTCATAATCAACCTATTGGACTAACAAAAGATATGAATGCGGCAATTGATCCGACAAATGGATATGCTGATAAAGAATCAGCAGGGATCTTAACTTTTAAAGATTCACAGACAATGGTTAAAGAATTCGCAATGTTATTGAAGAAAGCTTCTAAATATACCGATAAAGTCGGCGATGACGACGAGGGAGAGGAAAAAACAAGAAAAGTTAAAGGGAATGTATACTTAATTGTTAATCCATTGAACTATTACGATATTGTTGCTCGTGTCACTACGCAAAATGCAAATGGCGTATTCGTTTCAAACTTACCATTTATTTCTGAAGACCATATCATTGAATCTTTAGAAGTAAAAGAGAATAAATTGATTGCTTTTGTTGGTGGAGAATATGATGCTACGCAATCACGTGCAGAAAAAGTCTATGTTTATAAAGAAACATTTGCAATGAAACGTGCAACATTATACGCTGCCGACTTATTGGGCAATGGTGAGCCAGCTGATAACGATGCAGCGCAAATTTATGATATTAAAATTGACGATGGAGAACCAGCAACAAAGTAAACACCCCTGTTGTTAATAAGATAAACCCAACAACAGATGGGGCAACTATCGATTTGAAATAGCACGGGGGGATTAGATGGAATCATATTTAAAGGAGTTCAAAGAAAGAAATCAAATCTTTCATTCGTCAGACGATGACTCTATAAAAGAACAATTAAATGATTCCTTTGAAGATATTCGAACGCTTATAGGAGATTTTGATCCAAAAGTATATCGAAAAGGAAAAGAACTTGTTTTTGAAAGAACTCGTTATGTAAGAAACGAAGCCTTAGAATATTTTTATCCCAACTTTCAGCAAAGTATTATGGATGCTTCCATCGATATTTCAGGAGGTGAAGGATTTGGCAATACACCCTAATTATAAACGTCCCAAAATAGGAGCTGGCGAATTAAAAACGCCAGTTTCTTTTTTTCAGTTTATTCCGAGAGAAGGACCTGAACCTGGCGAAATAGTAAAGAAAGAACTTCATTCATGTAAAGCGCAAATCTACAATCCGTCAATGAAAGATATGGAAATATTAAACGTAAAAGGAACTAAAGAGGGGCTGACAATTAAAATCCGTGATCCACACCAAGACTATATTCCAACAAACAAACATAAAGTTGTTATTGACGACTATAGAGCCTTACCAATAGGAAAAGAATGGGAAATAGTAGACGTTTCACCAGATTTTGAAGATAACCGTTTTATCAAAATCGTTTTAGGGGCTACGTCATGAGCGAAGTTACAGGGTTAGAAGAAATTCTCAAAAATATGGAAGATAAACTAGGACAAGCACGAGTAAATAGAATTTCCAACAAAGCTTTAAAAAAACAAGGCGAAAGAAACAAGCAGATTGTTAAAAAATATATGGCTAGTTATATCGATTCAGGAAAAACACACGACTTAGTTATAAGTAGCGGTGTGAAAAGTAATCCAAAACGAGTTGAGACTGGCTGGGCTTCAAAGGAACGTGCGCCTATCGTCCATTTAAATGAGTTCGGCTATACACGCTATGGTACTTATGTGCGACCTCGTGGAATGGGAAAACTACAGGCTGCAGCTGATGAAATTCAAGCGAAAGCATTTGGAGAGATGAAGTCGAATATGGAGGAATTAGCTAAATGAAAGACATGATGATGGAAGTTTACAACCGATTAATTGATAATCCTCTGATTCGAGAAAAAACTAGTTTTATTAATGACAATGGTAAAACTGAATATCGCATTAAATTTTACGAAGTACCAGAAACTTTGGATACTACCAAACCTTTCATTGTCATTGATAACTTTCTTGGTCCACAAACTAACGCTTATTTTGCCAACAATAAAGCTTTATCAATTCGGTTTAATTATCAAATTAACGTTGAAAGCATGGATAGAATGACAACCAAGCAAATTTCTAAAGCAGTTGAAGAAACAATGAAACAAATTGGATTTGGCCGTCTTGATGGTGGCTTAGATCAGTACTTTAACGAAACAAAGCGTTTTGTGGATGCGAGACGTTACAGAAAAAATACACAAATTCACGACACCGACTACTAAGTTGGTGTCTATTTTTTAGGAGGAAAAAATATATGCAAACTTATGGATTTAGCAGAATCACTATTCAACAATTGGACAATGAATTAAAGCCAGTCGCTGGTAAGAAACATGTCATTGATGGCAAGCCAAAAGAAGGGGCCGCAGCAAGCTTTGAAATTACAGGACTAACCAAAGAACCGTCAAAAGTTTTCGGATCAAATATTGCATATTACGTGGCACGTAAAGGGCACGGAGATATTGCAGCAAACTTAGGTATCTTAGATGTACCATCAGCCATTGAACATGAAATGTTAGGGCATAAAAAAGCTAGCGAGGAAAGCAAAGTTTATCATATTGGCGAGGATACAGAGCCACCTTACTACGCAGTATTAATCGAATCAGAAGATTTATATGGTGAAAAACTCGGCTTCGGCATGTATGCAGGCACATTCTCATTAGATGGTGTCAAAGGCGAAACATTAAATGATGACGACTTTACGCCAGAGCCTGGCGAATATGTTTATTCTGCTGTTTCTCGTCAAATTAACGGTAAAAAAGTTACTGTCGGTTTTGCAGATAATTCAGAAGCTCTAGCAGAATTGACAACAGAATTATTTGGTGAAGAAACACCAGCGCCGGGAAAGTAGCAAGCCCCACAGTGGGAGCTGTTACTCCCACCACAGATGGGGCCAATATTGAATTAAGTTAGGAGGACAAGAAATGTCGTTTATTCCACCAGAAAAATTTAGACTTTATAAAAAAGGTGAAACTAATCCTGTTGCAGAAGGTGTTTCACCTTTAGCTATTACAGGAATTGCCGCAAATACGGATGTTTTAGCAGGTGACTTTACTGTCACAGGTGTTGCCACCGTTGACGGTGAAGAAAAAGAATCTGATCATGTTGATGTACCAGCATTTAAAACATTACCTATTGCAGTAACAGGAATTACCTTGGATAAGACTGAATTAGCTTTAAAAGTTGGTGAAACAGCAACGTTAACACCTACAATC